AACTTTGTATAATTAAAATTCCCTTCACACCTTGTGATTGTATATTTTACGCTATGTGCACGGCGTCCCTAAAATGTGTGCTAAGACTGTGAACCATCAAAAATACTAACTTCATGTATAAAAATAGAAGAAACAAAAGATCCAATAGAAGAACAAAAGTTACCGGTGAACTTACAATAAAAAACCGTAGAAGACCAGCTTCAAATTCCAGCACTCTCAGGAGAATCGAACGGGCCGTAATGAACCAAGGCTGTAGAGACCGTAGTCGTTCCACAAAAAAGAAAACTGGCCCAGCAGTTGCTGTCAAAAAGAAAAATACCTCTAAGTTGCCAAAGATGCATCCAAACACCGCACTCTGGTGTGCAGCTTATTCTGACCCATTTAGGAAGATGGATGTCAGAATGCCAGCAGCTCCAGTCATGGCATCTCAAGCCGTGACCATAACTGCCCAAGGTAGTTCAGTTAGTAATGCCGCAGGCTTTGGTTTTATAACCGTAAACCCAGCCAATTTTTCCTCAAGTGACATACATTCAGTCTCCACCTCCAACCTTACAACCGGTAGCACCATGGGGGGTGGTACTACTTCCAATTTTATGTCAAACTCTCCATATATTTCAACCGACTATACCCTAGATACAGTACCTCGTAAACAGTATCGTATAGCTGCTTTAGGCGTCCGTATTAAATACACAGGAACAGAACTTAATCTGTCCGGAACAGCTTATTCTATAGAATTGGAACCCAAAACGAACGAAGCTACATTAGACTCTTTCACAATTACTGATGTTACTAATCAAAATCTTTGGAAAGAAGAAGCATTTGGACGTAAGTTCTTTTGCGTTAATCGAACCATACAACTCGCCCAAGACAAAGAGTACCAAGGATTTGATCCTACACTAGGTACTGGAGCTTTCACCTATGCCGCAAATCCTACCGTACCCTCTACCGATACTCAATTTAACATAGGAATTTGCTTTCAATGCACTACCTCTACCACCGGAGAACCTTTTGAATGGGAAGTTCAAGGAAAGTTCGAAATAATCGGTCCACGTGTTCCAAACACAACCGTCGTACCAACTGATACTAACATGGTGGAAAGAGCCGTAGGAGCCATTAAACACCTCAGACAACAAGATGTAGTCACTCCTGATCATACTGTTGATAAGAAACCACAATCTAAAGGTGGTATACTCGGAATTTTGTCAGAAGTAGGTAGCCTCGTCTTTGATGCTGCTGAAACCTTCGCATTTTTCTGAATTTCTTTCAGAACACAACTAATCACTAGATGATTGCCCTAAAATTTTAGCCGTATAACTAACAAACGGAAATCTTTCAATAAACACATAGCTTGTGTTTTCCATTATGGTTTTAAGTGTCGTTACAACTAACGACTAGGTATTAAGGCTAATAACCTGAAGTACCGAAATAAAAATAATTGCCAAAAATATTTTAAACATTGAACTAAGTGGAATTCGTAACTCCGCACTGACTCCCAGGGACAATGAAAAAACCCTCAACGCTGGTACAGCGTGTAATCTAAATGAAAAAACAAACTTTGAGTTGCTGCAGCTAGCAGCAACGTTGGAGGAGACATCGATCTCCGTAGTTTATCCTGTAGAATCCTCGTTTTCTAAAAGCTTGGAAAAGCAATTCTGTATCAATAAAACAGAACCTTCTTCCATTCATAATACGAATATAAGCGAAATTCAAACATTACTTTACTCCGCTCGCCCTACTAAACAAAGGCGATCAAACGACAAGTACTTGAAAGTCACCCACAATCCAGTGGGACGACGTGTACTTAGTAAACAGCTTGCTAACACAAAAGCTAAAAATAATATCCAATTTATAAATTCTGCCGATGATTTTTCCTGTTTTGTTAAACATTCTAAACAAATAGGCAAAGATATTCCAGCAATTTATAATGAAGATTTTACTCCAGCACGTACGTGCTTGTTCCATATGAAATTTTCTCAAAAAGTAGTTTCAATAATTCTTGCTAGTGGCAAAGCACTAGCCTTGTTGCAACGATATTTAGAATCTCGATTTGCAATGCTTCCAGACTCCTATTACTTTAAGTCTGATGGACACATTGTAACTTATAATACTAGTTTCCATCTTCCAAACATATTTCTAACGTTGCATTTCACTGGTAAAGGTGGAATGTTAACTTCAACTGAAGAAAGCACTGATTCAAAAGGTAAAAATGAAAAAGAGTACCAAGAGCCCCAGATCACAAGCAAAAATAAAGAGTTCATAGTCAATTTATTGAGAAAGGAAAAAAACAATACATTGACTCCCAGAAACACCGAACACCTTTCAAAGTTATGTGATAAATACCCAGAACAATTTGAAAAAATTATGAATGAAACTGAAACTGAAGATTCTCACAATGATTCAAATTACAATTCTTCTGGACTAGATGCCCAGAGAAGAGAAGAAAATTTAAAAAAAAAATTGAGCCACAAAAAATTGGAACCGACTAAATTTCAACAAAAAATGATGAACAACTTTAAGGACGCTCAAAACTTATCCGATTCCATAACGTCCTATTGTTCCAATTCTGACATACAAGAGAACCAACCAAATGTGGGCACTATAAACCCACAAGATATTAGTACTACAAAAAATTTTGAAAAGAAAAAACTTTTGAACTTTCAAGCCAAAGATACCATATTAGACGATGATTTCGATCTATTGGATTTTGACTATGAATTACCAAAAAATTTTCTTTTTAAGATTACAAAAAAAACTAAGATTGCTCTTGGAACCCTCCCGAAATTTGCTATTAGATTTATAAACTTGGCTACTGCTGCCCAAGGCCATTTGATAAATCTACAGAACCTTAAGATACTTCTACAGAAACATAACCCACATATAATATATTTTTCTGAACATATTATAAAAAACGTTGACGTTAATTTTTACTGGGAGAACGTTGAAGCTTACTTTTCTTCAGTACAACACGAAAGAAACACAGAGGAAACGCGTGAATTTTTATCATTAATCTCTAATACTAGGAAGAAAAACAATGAAAGAATAAAAGATGAGTCTGATTTTGGACTTTCCTTTGTTAACATCTTCAAGGTTTCAAATTCCTTGTATAAATCACTTGGGGATGTTTTAGCCGCAAAAATTTTGGCTCTACGCCTGCCAAACATTGCTATCAAAAAAACAGAAATTTTCTTAGGTGTTCCTAGAAATGGCTTTGGTCCAGATGATGACTCAGATGATTCTGACGATGATTCTAATGGCCCAGATAGTAAATTGGATTCTGAGTTACCCTCAGATGCAGTTTATTCGCCCTTGCTAACCAGGGAAACGCCAACTTATGACCCATTTCAAGAAGATGATTCTTTGATGCCTACGATAAAAGCCACTGAAGATTATAAAGAACAAATTAGATTAGCTATGTTGGAAGGGCTGGCAAAAATAAAAAGAGCTAAGATCAACACCGATCCCATCCCCGTTATGGAGCCTAGTCAAGATACAGAAGATTTAACTGATTCTCTTGAACGTATTGGTGCATCCTTGGACGCTTTATCTTCTGAATTTACTACTGAAACAGAAAGCCCCAGTACTAAAAATTCTGCTGAAACGGAAACTGACGTTTCATCAGAACCAATTCTCATACCAAAACGAACGACCAAACACATGAGAATTCTTAAGAAAATTGGATTCTTCTCCAATTCCGAAGAGATGCCCAAACGAAAAAAGAAACAGAAAGAAACGCCTGACCCCACACCCCCAGATTCTAAAGACACTTCTGAAGACAGTTTAAAAATGAAACCAAAAGTTGTGGTTGTTAGGAGACAACCAGAAGTTAATAGAGCCGCGCCCACTGCTTCCCCCCAACGTAGAAAAAGGAAAAAGAAAGATGACGGTAAAATGACTATATTTCCATCTTTCCCAAAATTTTCAATGTACTTCGAGGAAATTGTGAAAATTTTTCCTGGTGGTGCTTACGTCATTGGTAAAATTGATGACTGGGTACACGGATCTACGCACAGAAAACGATGGCATTTGAACTCTATGAAGCATCATTTTTTTAAACGTGTCGAGAAGCATAGAGTTTATAATGAGAGCACTGACGAACTTAACTCTTCATATTATGCTTATTCGAACTCCAGTGATATTATGCCCGAAAATGGAATGAGCGTAGCAAATGTTTTGCCATCCGGACATTACCTTTCTTGTGTTCAATTACCTATAATAAAGAAGAGCGTTAGAGAAGACTACATTTGGCCTCATATGGATAATACCCTTAATCCATTAACGATAAAGCAGGGCGTCAGAAAATTTTGGCCATTATTGTTTCCTATAAACAATTTGGTTAGTTATGACGATACATTTGAAAATTTTAGAGCCACAGTTTACTGCAGATTATTGATTCCCAAAACTTTTGGTCCTTTACCAGGTGAATGGGAAAAGATAACTTCTGACTTAGAAACTTTCGTCTTTGATTATCAACCCGACCCTCACAATTGGTACAAAGCACTTACGACGTACCAAAAAACACAGATAGATAGACACATAGATGCGCTAGAACAAGGCAAAATAATAGATACAGCTACAAAAGTCTTTCTTAAAGGTAGAGAGCTGTTAAAAAAAGAAGATAAGGGTTATGGAAGGTTGATTTTTAACGTTTCCACTAAATACTTACTTCTGCTGGGCGATTTCCTGAACCAGTTATCAAAAGCCATGGTGTCTAACCAGTTTCCTAGTATTCCAAAATTTTCCATATCCGATACAATAGCATTTCACTACGCTTCTTCATTTAGTGATGTTAATCTAAACGAGTTTGTTAATGCAGCCATGAATTCTAACAATAAAAAATTTGTACTTGTTCTTGGAGATGACACCTTAGTCATTGATAGAGACAACAAGCTTTTTATAGAAACAGACTACAGCGCCTTCGATTCCACTCAAACAAAAGGAGGTGCTTTAGATCTATTTCCAAAGTTTCTCAATAAAATGGGTTTTCCTCTAGAAGCAGGGTATTATGAACAAATGTACACAGAGAAAATTAACTGGAGACACAAAAGTGGGGAAAAACTGGAAATGCCGGAAGGATATGAAACCCCACCATGGAAAATGTCGGGGGATCCAGGCACAGGTATAACAAATTCACAAGCTAACATTTATGCCACAAGAGCCGTGCTGGAAGAAATTTCAACGTACGAAAAACTTGGTTTAGTTGTTAAAAGGAAATTAAAACAAAACCTTTCTGAAGTTACTTTCTTAAAAGGATGTTTTTTACAGAACAAAGAGCAGTCTTATTCCTGGCTTAGGCTACCAAGTTTCATCCTCAAGTTAAAAAGTTTTACTGATCCTAAACTTATTTACAATAAGAATTGGACTATGCAAAGATGTGAACAACAATTGTTATGGTCCCAATGGCTAGGATATGGATACTTAAATAGCAACTGGTTTTATGTTGCACTAACCGCTACCGTTAGAAATCTGTGTCCCCTGGCTTCAAATATAGAACTCCTAGAAGAATATAGAGTATATTCTTCATATACCAAACGTTATGAGATTGATGATTATGTTTTTAACACTTTCATGTTAGAAAGATATTCCATAACTGAGGAGGAAATGCAACACTTTTTGCAGTTTCTCAAAAATGAAATCACTTCAATTCCAGCTATCTACACACATTCTTTGGTAGAGAAGCTAACAATTGATCTTTAAAATCTGACCCATACCTTTAAGGCTAACG